TCATATAGTCAGTTGATCACACTTCGGCAGCCAGTCAGCGCTACTTTCGTCCGATAAATCAAGGTTGGTCTGAATACCCAGCTTTGTTCGCCGCTTCAGGTAGTTCAGTCCGTATTCCCGCAGGATACCGTCTAGCGACAGCCCAAACATCTTCATGCTGAGCGGGTTTATGTATCCATTAGCCTCCATATAAGTCAGATAGGCGTGGTACAGGTAGCGCTTAGGTTGCACTGGACGAATACTGGCATTTCCCATGTAGAGTGCATTTGGTTCCGGGGTAGTGAACAGGTAGCCGCAGAAGTCCACCAACGGATCCGCGTCACGCTTGATGCGCATCGCTTCACCTGAGTTTTGCTGCGACTGAAGCAGCGTTCGCGCATCCTGCGGCTGACTGAACCGCTGCATCAAATGGCGGACAATAACGGCCAGCTCCCTGCGAATTTTCTCTTTCAGCTGCGGGTCACGCTCGCTGGCCGATACAATTTCCGGGAAGTGAAGGATGACCCGGCGGCGTGTTACCCCGCCACTGCGGTCGGTAAAGCGCATCGGATTGTTATTTACCACAAGGATCACTGCCGGAATGTGCGTTGAGTAGGTATCGCGGTATTTCGGGCCAACTGATATCTGTTGCTGTTCTGTGACCTGTTCGGGCTGCGTCTTCGGGTCATTGCCGTTAGCGAGTAAGGATAGGTAATCAGCGCGCAGGCGTCTGGCATCTGACAGCGATAGGGCAGGGAAGGCACCGAGGCCCATCATTATACGCTGCTTTGTCGCTGGCCTTTGATAGCGTAAATGCCAAAGCTTCTTTCTTGTGGTTTTCACAGCCATAAAAAGTCAGTCGCCATCATGCAGCGTCAACTCTGTATCGATGGTTTAAAATCGGAGAACTTCAAAGGTGGTGAGGTGGTGGTTAGTCATTGTCATGCGATGCGGTCATGCGGATATTTGTTTACGTAATCAGGATGTGCTTCACCGAACCCATTGCAAATGATGTAAATCGGCGGATTTTACTGGTTGTGATTGAAAGATATCAGGCACAAAAAAACCCACAAGGTTTTCACCGTGTGGGTTCTCAGGACTTCATCGAGTGGGTCTGGTAACCATCGACCAAGAATTTGGTGGGCTGGCGGAATCTGAATTTCATCCGCAACCTTATATTTTTAAGTGATTTTAATAAATTCAACTTTGGTTTGTATACCTAATCGTATACCAATGCCGTTTCGTTTGTGGCTTTACGACAGCTGATAAGTTAAGGCTGGAGGAAACTAAATGCTCTGGTTGTCAGAGAAAAAAAAAGATTTTACGAAAAGTGTTCACCCTGTTCACCTTTGGTTTTTATGGTTGATAATCATAAGGTTACTGGGTGATCACTTAGGCGAGTACTCTTCACCACTCTTCACCCGAGGTGAACACCATTCATCACCAGTCTATAAACAGGATGACCAGTTTGGATTTTCGTCGCAATGCGGAAGATGGTGGTTTCACTGCTTGAGCGAAAGGAGTCTACCGCCTACGATGTAAGTCGGCTTTGAGCGTTGCGGACATTGCTAACAGCATTCTGTGTGAATCAATGGGGAACAGGCCACAAGCTCTCAGCTTAGTAATAACCTACTCAGAGTGATTTTTTTAAGGATTACAACCAGAGCCAGTGGACACTCTGTCTGTCAAGGTTGCGCTGGATTAATTTAAACTAGCGGCATTCCCTAACAGGATTTTCACCAAGACAGCACATTAATGATATATTAGACTTTAAAAGGGTATGCTTACGGTCTTGTTTTAATACCCACCTATACTGAATAAACTTGTGATGTTGAGGTACTTGTGAACAGACTTCGTGAAGTAATTAACATTGCGCTGGCCATTCTCGGAATTCTTGCCGTTGGATTTTTAATGGTACTCCTCTGGGCAAACCGCTTAGATCCCGTTATCACACAGATAGTTAGGGATAACTTTACTGTTATCATAGGACTGCCGTTTGCTTTTATAGCTGCATTTATAGTTGTTGCACTGTTCCGACAAGGAACTGGTCCTGTTGAGTTTGGCGGATTTGGTCTGAACTTCAAAGGTTCAGCAGGTGAAGTTATACTGTGGATTTTTTGCTTTATGGCAATTACTGGTGCGATTCATATTCTTTGGCGCAACTAGCTAAGTCCTATAGACAGAATTACTATTGTGTCCAGGTGAGACGTGAGAGGAAAAAGGATACGTTAAAAAAAGCCACTGGTGCGGTCTGAATGCAGATTCCTCACATAAACCGTCCATATAAAAATCTGAACATAAAAATTATGTACAAAATCCCCAGAATGTCCAAGCATGCGCAGTTTAATGCGAAAAAATTAACAGCTGAACTTCCGCTGTTGGCACAAAGCAGACAGGCGCTGGCCAGCGTCCGGTGTGAGTGAGGAACGGAAGTTCACAATTCCAGCAACCCTATGACTAACTGATGTGCCTTAATCAACGGGGAGCAAGTCAGGATCTCCTTGACAAATATCCCAATTTTGAATTATTCCCACCATCAATGACTTTAAGTCGTCTGCACCGCGGCTAGGAATGTCATGTCCCCTCCCATATGTGCAGGGACCATTTCTTGAGTGTTTAGCAAGTGATATTCTGGGCCGTTAGGCCACGCTATTATCTAATTTGACCATAAAAAATAATATTTTGGTTTGTTTTTAATCAAAAATTTATTTAGGAATGATCTTCCTTGAAGTTATAAACCATCAGGTTAACTTTACTGTCATCGATTTTTCAGAGCGCTTCACTGAATATAATAATGATGCGATTTCATCTAGCTGTTTATCATAAAAATATGCATTTCGCACTCCGGCCTCATGTAATCTCCCTAAATTGTCCCGAGTTGCGTTATCAAGAGAAGGGTCAGCATCATAAAGTTCTGGTTGAAGTCTATAATATTTCGAGTTAGTTACTGTTGATGCAATTTGCTGCAAATAGTATGCCGTCATTTGCGGTCCTCCTTCAAGTGCAATGTCAATAACAGGTTTGGCCCAACCGATAGGCCCCCAATCCTTTACGTCAGAATACGCATATCCTTTTAAATTCTTCCCTGTCCCGAGAGAAATTATTATCATGTCCTTTATTCCAGACACCCCGTTAAATTTTATTGCTTCAGAATAAGCACACAGCGCTGGATCGTTAGCTATAACACCGCCATCAACCAAAACAAACTTTTCTCTTAAAGGAGGTAGGGAATAGATACGTGCAGCTTCAAAGTATACTGGTGCCGCGGCACTTCCGCGTAAAATATCCCTTACAAGGAAGTCTCTGTTTTTTTCTAACGCGCTGTGTTGCTTGAAAATAATAGGTAGCCTTCTATCTATATCATATGAAACAAAGCAGGTTGGCCTTAACAACTCACTTAGCTTTGTTTCCCCAAAAGCCACATTTAAAACTCCCTCGAGTTCTTTTGCCGAATACTTTTCATCACTAAGTCCACCGAGTGTTGCAATCTTCCTAAAAATACTAATGTCAAATATATCATCGCCATCTTCAAGATAAAAGTTTACAGCTTCCTGCGCAGAATATTTAGGTCTACCTTCATAGTTAGGACAAACATAAGCAGCACCCAATATTGCACCAGTACTCGTTCCTGCAACCATATCGAAAAAGTCTGCAATTCTGGCATTAGGATCTCCAGACACTAGCTTCAATTTTTCTTCAAGTGCAACCAGTATTTGCCCTGGAAGTATGCCCCTTATTCCACCACCGTCTATCGATAGTATGCGCATTACCATATCACTATCCTTTATGATGTCTGATTTTGAGTGGCTCGTGGAACCCTAATGGCCCATGAGGATTTTATAGGTTTAACATTCTAAAATGTATTAAGAATATTGGCGCCTTTTTTAAGGGCCAATTTCATTTATTGTATTTAGATGGTGAAATGACAATCAGATTTATTAGGTGCTAATTTCTGATCCTTTTGGTTGTAAATTAGTTTACTCATGTTTATTTTTATTTCCAGAAGGAAAGTTAACGCTTCGTATAAATGTTTTGTTATGCTGATAAAATAATGCATGGGAGCATAAATTGCTATTAATGTGGCATTTTGTGGAGTTGTGCCCTTCCAATGTTAAATAGAGGCCAGGGTTATTTTTATGTTTTTCTATTGCAGTAAAATGTCTCAACTTTAACACCATAAAAACTATGATTAAGTGATGAGTTATGACTGGCGAAGAATTAGGAAAAATAATAATGGCTGGGATTAACGTAACGTATTTTTAATTAAAATTTTTTTGAAATCGCGGGGTGCCACTCAAAATTATTTACATAGAATTCAATATACTGGCAGATAAAGATTATTTGTTTTTTTTAGGATAGATTAGTAAGTTAGTTACATGCATGGGGTTAAATTTGCCGAAAAACGCCCAAGGAAATTACATCTTCGTCGAAAGGTAGCGGTATTGAACTGCTCCCCATCAATCATTTCAGACTGATGTTAGCAACGTCCGCTTCTGGCACAAACCGGCCTAAGCCGGTTTGATATTGCACTTTTACTAGCCATCACAGCGCGGCAGCCAGTCGGCCTCGCAGTCCTCGCTCAGCTCAAGGCTGGTCTGAATGCCGTTCTTCGTCTTGCGTTTCAGCAGCTCAATCTCATACTCCTTCAGCGTCTGCGGCACCGCCTGCCCGAACGCGGTCAGGCTCATGGGGTGCTGATGCCCCCTGGCCTCCATAAACGACAGGTAGGCGTGATAGAGGTAGCGTCGCGGATTCATGGGCCGGATATTCGCATTCCCTATAAACAGCCCGGTTGGCGTGCTGAGCGGGGTCAGGTAGCCGCAGAAGTCGACCAGCGGATCGGCGCTGCGCTTGATTTCCAGCGCCTCTTCCGACGACTGCTGCGCCTGGAGCAATTCTCGGGCGTCGTCAGGACGGGTGAAGCGCTGCATCAGGTGGCGCACAATAACCCCCAGCTCACCGGCAATCTTGTCCAGCAGCTTTGGATCACGTTCGTTCGCCGGTATCACGTCCGGGAACGGCAGGATAACCCGGCGACGTGACACGCCGCCGCTGCGGTCGCTGAAGCGCATCGGGTTATTGTTTACCGCCAGTATCACCGCCGGGATATGGGTTGAGTAGGCGTCACGGTACTTCGGGTCAATCGCCACGGCGTCACCGCCGGTAATTGCCTTGATGCCCGCGCCGTCGCCGCTCCACTTTTCCTGGTCGGGCAGAATAATCAGCGAGTAGCCCACAACCGCAGCACGTTCGCGGGACGATTCCAGCGTGTCGATGGTCGCGGCCGTGGTGTTGTCCTCTCCGGCCAGCAGGCGGGCAATGGATGCCATCACGCTTTTCCCGCTGCCGCCGGGGCCGGTGACCTCAAGGAACAGCTGCCAGTCATAGCGGTTTGCCAGCACCATAAATAACGCCGCGAGGATGCGCTCCTGCTTTGCCTCATTGCGTCCGGCCGCCCGCGTCAGCCATTGCCAGAAGTATGGCGCATCGTCGGCCAGATTCTCGCCCGCCTTCGGCGTGGTGTAGTCCACGCTGTTAACGGTGCGGAGCCAGTTTTCTTTTTTATGCGGCCCAAAGGTGCCGGTCGCGGTATCAAACACGCCGTTACGAAAGCCAATCAGCCGGCGGGCCGGTGCGCCCATCTGCGGCACCATCAGCTTGAGCGTGTCCACAATGCCGCCGATACCGGTTGCCGAGAACGGCGCGCGCACCTTCTGAAACAGCGCGGCAATCTCGCGGCTGAGCACGCGGTAAGGCAGCACCTGCCACGCGCCGCCCTCATACCGGCACAGGTCTTCCCCCACGACCGGCACGGCCAGCGTGTTGAGGTAGTGCGCGGCCAGCAGCTCGGCCTTCTGGCTGGCGCTCATCGCCTTCAGGTCGGCCTCGCTGACCGACTCAAACGGGCTGAGCGCTTTCGGCTGCGTGAAGGCGGTGAGCATGGCCTGCGTGGTCATTTCCCCTTCAGCCTGAAACACGTCGTTCCAGTCGCCGGTGACGGGCGGCAGTGCGGGCCTGCCGTTGCAGCGCTTTGCGGCGGCTTCGGCGCGCAGCTGCCCGGTGCCGTTCTCGTCGTTATCAGCGGCAATCAGTATCATCGCCTCCGGGTATTCGGCGTGGAGGCGATCTGCCAGCGCGGGCAGGTTGTTGGCGCTCAGGGCAACGTAAACCGCCTGGCCGGTGAGCCGGTACACGGTCAGGCCGGTGGCGTACCCCTCGGTCAGCCAGAGGATGTCGCGCGGTTCGCCCAGGCGGTGTAAGGCCTCCTTCACCTGCCCGCCCGCCAGCGTGCGTTTGGTGCCGTCAGCGTTAATCAGCTGGGCGTTAACCGTTTCGCCGGAAATGCCGGTCAGCGGCACCAGCAGGTCGCCGGGCTGATAGCTGGTGTCGCTGATGCGCTTTGCGGTGGTCAGCGTAAGGGCGCTGACGTCAGCCAGTCCCTTGCCGCTCAGGTAGGCGTTCCCGGCCTGCGCTTTCGCACCGGCAATAAGCCGCGCGGCCTCTTTTGCGGCGTTAAGGCGCGCACGCGCCTTCTCTTCATCAGTTTTCTCTGTGGATGTCTGAACCAGCTTAACCGGCAGCGTACTCATCAGCCCGGCCACCCGGCAGGCGGCCTCCTTTGTGTTCACGTCCAGCGCCCTTTCAACCAGCGCCAGCCCGTCGCCCGCGCCGCAATGGTTGCAGACCCACGTGCCGCGACCGGCCTGATTGTCAAAGCGGAAGCGGTCTTTGCCGCCGCAGACGGGGCATGGCGAGTGCTGACCGGCGGCGTTAATGCTGATGCCCAGCGCGGGCAGCAGCTGAGGCCAGTGACCGGCGGCGGCGCGCGCGGTATCGGTGACGATATGTTTCATGCGGCCTCCTTAATGCAGCGTGGCTTTAGACGCGGCCAGGCGGCCACACAGCAGTTCATCCATCATGGTTTCACCCATGCGCGTCAGTCGCGGCGCGGCGACCAGCACGTCAGGCTGTACCATTTCGCTGAGCATGGTGCAGGCCATGTCCATACCGTTTTCCGGGCCGTACTTACGCACGTAATAGCCTTCCAGCTCAAGAGCAATGGTCATCTGCACCTCGTCAAGCGAGGCGGAAACGTTGAGGCCATAGCGTTCACAGGCGGAAAGATAGCCCTGGGCAACGGCGCGGCGGTAAACGGCGGTGCGAACCTCAACGGGCAGGCAGGAATGATTAGTTGTCACGGGCGGAGACCTCCATATCGGTGAGCATGACGGATTCACAGGTGTTGACCACTTTACCCAGCTGGTCGGTAAGAAGCGCCACCACGGACGCCAGCGCATTGCCATCGGGCCCGCCGTGGCGGTTGCCGGAGCATTCGATAATTTCGAGCATATCGAGCACGGTCACGCCGACGCTGTGGGCATGCTGTAGGCGCAGAAAATCGGCGTGGGGAATGGGATAGCTGGCGTGTTGGTTATGTCGGGCTGACAGGGTATTCATGCGGCCACCCCACACAGCGGCAGGCGACCGGCAAAGGACAGCACGTAATCGCGGGCCAGCAGGCGGCGGGCGGCCGTTTCGGTTTCGGCGGTGGTGCGCAGCATGCAGGGACGGGCGGCGGTATCGGCACGGCGAACGGCGGCAAATAAAAAGGTGAACTGCATGCGTGCAGAAATGAGGGTTGCGGCCATAGTGGCAGACTCCAATGTTAGCTGTTTACAGCTACCACCCGAAACGCCAATTTCATTGGTGGCAGCCCAGACAGGGTTGGCGTAACCGGCAACATTGGAAACCGGCGCTTCGTGAGAAGCCCCCACCTGGGCCACCATTACTCGACAGGCGCAAAGGGAAGAAATCCGTTGCGCGAAAAGTAGGTGCCAGGAAGCACGGACACAAAAAAAGACGCAAGGCGCGTCATGTGTCGCCAATGTTGCATACGAGACGCCAATCCCGGCTGCCGATTTTGCGGCAGCAGAGAAACTGTATACCGGCGGCTCGCCAGAAAAAAGCCTTTTTTTAAACATCGGGCCTTTTTCCTCAGCAATCGGTCAGGACGTGATCGGATTGCGGCGGATTTGATCGGAAGTTCTCGCTTTGTGCGCCTTCACTTCCCTTTGCAGGCTTCGGCTTGTCGGCGAATACGGAAATATGGCCATGGCGGCTACTGTTAAACGCGGGCAGCGCGGGCGCTTTGCCACCGGCGGCGGAAAGCAGGCTTTCGGCCACGTACACGGCCTCTTCCTGGCTGAGCGGGAAGCTGCGGGTGCCAAGGTTGAGCTTAATCATGCCGCACCTCCGGCACGCTGCGCGATGCGTGCCTGCATCCAGTCGTCAATCTCTGACGCCAGCCAGGCAACGTTCTTGCCGCCGAGGGAAATCTGCGACGGAAACTGCTCGCGGCAAATCAGGTCGTAAATGGTGGAGCGGGACAGCCCGCAGATGCTGATAACTTCCGGCAGGCGCATAAAGCGGTCGCGGGGGTAGTGCAGGTTGTTCAGGGGCGGCGTTGCCGGTGCTGAAGGTATGGCGGTGGAAAGCATGGTGTTACCTCATTTTGTATCCGGGCGGCGCTGGCCGGTTCCGGTCGTGGTGTGCTGGTAACCCCCTATTGTGATAATATTTTTGCCCGTGTAAACAAGCCCCTGTCGTGTGATAAATGAACAAAAATGCGCTCTGTTCTACCCTGTTGCACAGTATGAGTCAATATAGGTCAATATAGGGCAGTTGAATAAATCCACCTATTAATGTCGTTTTATTAAAAGGTTAAAACATTCAAATAGGCTCGCCAGAAAAAGGCTGTTTAAAAAATCGGGTGAACAGTGGTGAACACCCGGTGAACAGTTAAACCTGAAGTGTTCACCCCTTTACTTACTGTATTTATTATCTTTTTTCTTAAGGTGAAGAGTAGTGAACAGTTTTATATAAAATTAAAAGCTCAGTGGGGGTGTCAGGCCAATATGTAGCCGTGTTTGCTGAGCGACAGGCAGGCAGCAATGAAATGATTTGTCCGGTGGTGAACGACAGAATAGCGACAACCTTTACAGAGAGAGAAAAGCTATGAGCACCCCGGAAAAGAGCGGCACCCTGGCAGCCTTTGAGCAGGCCCGAACCGCACACCTTGAGAAGATGAAAGAGTACAACGCTATCTGCGCCGACATTACCCGCTGCACGAAAGAGCGTGAAGCGGCCATTGAGGCAGGAAAGGAAGCCGAAACGAACTGGCGCATGCGCTTTCGCACCCTCCGCGGCAACCTGACCGACGAGCTGAAGGCGGAACACAGCCAGCGCATTGCCAGCCGTGAACTGGCCGACGAGTTTACCGGCCTGATTGAAGAGCTGGAGATTGATAAGCAGGTTGCAATGATTGGAGGCTGCAATACCGGCCTGTCGTACATCAATTCACACCAGGCAGCCTTTAATGAGTTTGCCGATGCGACCTGGCAGTCGGCGCTGCGCAACGTCAGCCCGTCGCTGCTGTGGGCCATCCGCCTGCGCCTACAGCGTGAGAAGGTCAATCCCCGTGACGACGACTCGCGCAGCGATGTGCAGATCGTGGCGGAGCTGATTGGTAATGCGCTGACCCGTGCGGCGGCGGCACTGCCCGAGAAGGCGCTGACGGAAGCCCCCGTACTGGAAAATATCGGCCTCTGGCGTCCGGCGCTAACCGGCGTGGATATGAAGCTGTATCAAAGTCCCATGAGCAGGCAAAGACTGGCTGAAACGCTGGAGGAAAAACGCGAACGCCTCAAAGAGGGCAATGCCAAATGATGCACTGTCCGTACTGCAAAAGCCCGGCGCATGTTAAATCAAGTCGCTATATGTCCGAACAGGTTAAGGAACGCTATCACCAGTGCACTAATCTGGACTGCTCCTGCTCATTTAAAACCAGCGAGAGCATCACGAAAGTAATCACCTCACCGCCGCAGGCCGAACCGGCCCCCGCAGTCACCCCGGAGCCGGTTAAAGAACGCCAGACTATCGGGCGCTACGGTTCATCCTTCCGCACCCTGCATTAATCACCACGGCCGCTGAAAACAGCGGCTTAATTGTGTCCGCATTTAGTCCTTTCAACGCCTTTTTTCTGGCCAGCCCGGTTTGTAAACAGCGATGCATGCATAAGGTGCATGGATTTGCATGCAGAATGCGGGGCTACAGGCATCCTCTCAGCCCACGCCCGGCGCGGGTTTGCCCGGTTCATGCAGTTGCATAAAAAACGATGCATGAAGCGGGCAGGCGAGGCGGGGGTAGCATTGCGCGCTGACGGCTAGTGATTTATTTTATAAGACTGCTTATGCAGTAGTTACTAAGGCAATTGATGAATTGTAAGTTTACAATCATTATGAGGTTTTTTTTAAATTCGAATTTTTTATGCCCAATTAAGACTTTAAAAGGAATGATTCAAATATGAAAGGTATTGACTTCTATTTAGATAATGTCAATGAGAAACGAAAGGGGTTGGTAACGATTGATAACGAAGATTATGCGGCAGAGCTGAAGATAACAAGATCTCATATAGAAGTCCGATTTTTTGATTTTAGCCGTAAAATGAAGCGGGATTTCTCAGATCTTCTTTCACTTGAAACTGCTGTTTTTTATGGTGGGGGCGAATTTTTTCGTCTTTTTGGCTTGGAGTTAAGTGAAAGTTCTTTCAGGCTGCTCGGGCAAGTCGATAGCTTTAATGATTATACTTTTTCAGCTAAAGGATTTTTATGCTCAAATAATGATTTAAATTATATTAGCACCTATCAGGCTCTAGGTTTTTATTCAAAGGGGATAAGTCAGTGGTTTGGTAATACTTCAAAATTAAATAAAATAATAAATGAAAGTATGATAAATAAAATGCCAGAAAAGGAGGGCTTAGTTGAGTTTAAAAGATCCATCAAGGGAGTTGGTGAAATAGGTGGCTATTATTCATATAGATATGGGGGGTTAGAAGGTATACACACGGTAGGCATGTCGGTAATGCCTCATGTTACATTACATTTTGAAAATGAAGTTGATTTAAGTGGATTGCTTGATAATTACATTTCACTCTATATGTTAATGCGGTTGTTGATTGGAAATCAACTAGATTTTACAACTATTAAAGTACATGTTTCCGACAATGAAAGAAACCATGATATTAGTCTTTATCTTCCAGAGAAAAGTAATACTGGAAGGGAACTGCATAGTTCTATGTCCTTACCATACTCATCGCCTTACCATGATGAATCAGAGAAAAACTTCCCCCTTCATATATTTGATAATTATTTTTGTGAAGAGAGGAAGGAAACAAATTTGCTAATAAAAAAGTTTATTAATTATTCTTTAATAGATAGTGATGAGGAGAAATTCTTGGGGTTTTATCGGATTGTGGAAACAGCTACCTTTAAGCAATCTTATTATGTTGATGAGAGCGAACTATCTGCGTTGCTTGACCGCTCAAAAGTGATAATTCAAAAAAAATTGAAATGCTCATCGGTTAGTAAGTTTAAAAGAGCAGTAATTAGAGCAAATAGGAGCAAAGAAAATACTGAGACTTGTATTCGTCATTATATCAAGAGCATGCCATTAGAATTTGTTATTAGAATGGGGCTTAATAAAATAAAAGTAGATGATTTATGTAAGGTCAGAAATAACATAACACATCAGCCTTTATTTTCTGTCTCGGCTGAAAAATTACACGACTGTATGGTTACATCAAAAATTTTGTCGATCATTATTCTAATGAGTGAACTTGGGATCTCTTATGAGCTTATAGAGGAAGTGGCCAACTTGAATGGATGGAAAGAGGGGGTATTACATTCAACTTGAGCTAATAATGAACCTAATTCCACTATTTAATTATAACCCTGGCAGGGTAAGTAATCCTGCCTAAGTTAATTTTTGTCAATCAGCTTTTACTATTAGTCCCCACCATGACATCATCTCCTTACGATGCTCTAAGTAGTCTGAACGATTGTATGCGCGTCTGACTTCATTTTTATCACTGTGAGCTAAGGCTGCTTCTATCACATCGGCATTAAATCCTGCTTCATTCATTGCCGTGCTGGCTATTGAACGCAAGCCGTGCGCAACAAGCTTTCCACTATAACCAATTCTCTTAAGGGCAGCATTCGCCGTTTGACTATTCATTGATTGCTTAGGATCATTTCTGCTTGGAAAAACATGTTCACGATGTGCACTGATAGGCTTCATCACTTCAAGTACGTCTAATGCCTGAGGTGATAAAGGAACAATATGTTTGCGTTTTGCCTTCATTCTCTCAGCTGGTATTGCCCAAAGCTTGCCATCAAAATCAATCTCTGCCCATCTAGCGCCTGAAGCTTCAGAGGGCCGAACAAGGGTAAGGAGTTGCCATTCAATCAGACAGCGAGTTGGAATCGATAAATTAGACGTTACCAGCGAACGCATAAGCTTCGGTAATTCCTCCGGGCGTAATGTCGGCATATGCTGTTTCTTGGGTTTCTCAAAAGCCATACCCACACCTGACGCGGGGTTAGCATCAATCAACCCAGTATTGACCGCGTAAATCATAATCTCGTTAATACGCTGTACCAGACGACGAACGGTTTCAAGAGCACCTCGTGCCTTGATTGGCTCCAATGCTTCTACCAGCTTTCGGGCTTTGATTTCCTGCACAGGTATCTCGCCGATGGAAGGGAAAACATCTTTCTCAAGAGAGCGCCAGATATCCTTAGCGTAATCCGCCGTAACGCTGGCTTGTTTCAAAGCAAACCAGTTAGCTGCCACGGTTGAGAAAATGCTATCTAACGCTATCTGTTGCTGTTCTGTGACCTGTTCGGCCTGTGTCTGTGGGTCAATGCCGTTCGCAAGTAAAGAGAGGTAATCAGCACGTAGGCGTCTGGCATCTGCCAGCGAAAGGGCAGGGAAAGCACCAAGGCCCATCATGGTGCGCTGCTTTGTTGTTGGCCTTTGATAGCGGAAGCGCCAAAGCTTCTTTCCGGTGGTTTTCACCACCATAAAAAGTCCGTCGCCATCATGTAGCGTCAGATCTTTATCAATGGCTTTGGAACGAAGAACTTCTGTGTTGGTGAGAGGGCGCGTAGTCCTTGCCATACGGGGCTTTCCTGCGTGAATTGGTATACGTTATTGGCATACATCTTACCGTATACCAATACGTATACCAATTGTCACCGGATTTGGATGGATCTCTACGGACTACTACAGACGTAAAAAAGCCCGCGAGGCTGGTTCCAAGCGGGCTTTCAGGACTTACCCGGACGTATCCGGTACATAATGTGGTGGAGCTGGCGGGAGTTGAACCCGCGTCCAGAATTACTACACCGTCGGCACTACATGCTTAGTCCAGTCTTTACATTCGCCGGTTAGCTGCGAACGGACACGCCACTAACCAACTAGCCTGATTAGATTTAGTGTTTCAGCCCCAGGCAGGACATCCACACGAGTTCTTTTGTTTTTGACCTCTCTTGATCCCCGTCCTAAGAACGGAGGCTAGGGAGAGAGGGCTCTGAGCAGGTTATTAAGCTGCTAGTGCGTAGTTTTCGTCGTTTGCAACTATTTTTTTGCGGCTTTTAACGAGGCAAACCGCCCCTCGGCATGCTCCTAGGGCTTCGCAAATCCTGTCGAATCCAGAATCAGCCCCAAGTACTACTGTGAAGCAGTATAACAGAAAAACCTGTCGCTACGCCATAGGCTTAGCGATTTGCGTGTTTCATAATACGTGCTTTGTCGGTCTTCCATTCGCGATCTTTGATGTCACCGCGTTTGTCGTGCTCTTTCTTACCTTTGGCTACGCCAATCTTCAGCTTGGCCCAGGCATTTTTCCAGTACAG